CAAAACTCGCTCTTAGACGGTTATTACTTGACGCCGAGACAGAAGCTTTTAAACAAGAAGTTGAAGACAGAAAAAGTGCACGCGAAATGTATAAAGACGATGCGTTCATTCAAAAAGTCCTTGCAACTTTATTTACAGCAGCATACTTTGGATTAAGTTTCATGATGTTTAGATTTTTCGTAATGAAAGATATTGAACTAGGTGAATTTGAAATAAGTTTTATTTCTACTATATTTGGAGCTATGAGTGCTAAAGTTAACACGGTAGTCGATTTCTTTTTCGGCGGATCGTCTAAAAAGAATCAAGAACAAAATAAAAATAAATAAACATGGGAATAAATTCAACAGAAGTCTCGTATGGCTTCGGACAAATGGGGAGTGCCTTTAGTAATTTAGCATTTCCAATATATCCACCAAAGGATCACGTTATTGTAGCTATCCAATTTCTAGCAGACAATACACCAACTGTAATGGAGACAGAAACGCTACATGGTGCTGGACCTCAATTTCCAACGCATCAAGATGATGAAATTGCAGCAGATGGTGGACCTGACGCAAATTTTGTTGGTGTAACTTTCGCTGAAGCTTCAGGTGCTGGTACAGTAGCTACCGGTGTAATTCCTCTTACTGATAATGCTAGGAATGTAGAAATAAAACCAGGTCAAATAGTTTTAATTGGTGACGATGCTACCGAAGGAATAGATAACGGTATCACAGTCGATGCTGCAGCTGGCCATATAGATCCTATATATAGTGGTCCAAATAAAAACTATATGGAAGTAGTTAGTATTAGTGGTGGTACTTATGGTACTAGCTTAGTAGTAAAAGAAGTTGGTAAAAGATCATCAGGAGCGGGAATAGCTGAAATTGATCATATTGATGGTGATAATAGACTATACTTTTTAGATCCATTCCATGGAGGTGGTGGTACAACTACTGAGGGTGTTAAGTTTCCAAAGGGATTAACTATATATGGTAGATGGACAAAATTTACTCCTGAGGCTGATGCTGATGGCGGCGTAATCTGTTATTTCGGAAAATAATGCTAGGATTAGGTGGTTCATTAACAAGTAGCGTTAGTTCGTTTGACACATTTTCTCCAGAGCAAATAAACGGCTTAATGGCATGGTTTGACTTTACTGATATAACAACAGTATTTAAAGATGATGGTAGTGGTGGCTTTGAAACACCTCAGGATAATGATAACATATCAAAAGTAACAAATAAAGCTGCAACATTTGCTTCTAGCGTTAGAATAAACGATTTTGTAGCCCAGACTACTAGTAGTAAACAACCAACAATTGCTTTTAATAGAGTGAATGGATTAAGCGTTATGAATTTTTTAGCTGGTGGAGATTACCTTGAGTCTGATACCAGCACAGGTAATGTAGGAAGTAATCAAATGTCTTTAACTGATCTTGATGCTGATAAGTTTACAGCGTTTGTTGTATATAAAGCAGGAGCATCAACAATTACTGGATCTGATCACTTGGACGATGAATTTGTTTTTGCATTTCAAGATCCATTTAGAAAAACGGCTGGCTGGTCCTGTGATTCAGGTGATGACCATATAAAATATCATTTTACTTACAGCAACACTGATGGTAATGTTATAGACTCTAATACAGCTTGGCCTAGTTCAAGTTTTGAATATTGGGCTTTAAGATCAGATAATGGGCCTCAACAACGTATATATAAAAATGGTAGTGTTTTAGCTACAACAACAACTGATTTTAGTGCTACGAATAAAGGATTAACTCAAAACAGCGGATTTATAGAATTTACTATAGGTAGTGGATTTGGTCATGGTACTGGTAGACAATTTAATGGTGAAATAGCAGAAATAATTATGTATCAAAATATTTTAACTGATGAGCAGTTTGATAATGTAAACAATTATTTAAGTTCAAAATACTCATTATAAATTATAAATTAAATTAAATTAAATATGAAAAAAGAAAAAATAGTTGACCTTAAACCTAAGGTTGACAAAATATCTGACGAACACTTAAAAGAGTTACAAGATATACTAAATATGACAAATAATATCCAATTTAAAATTGGACAATTAGAAGGACAAAAGCATACTTTACTTCACGAGTTAGGATTAACTCAAAAGAAAATTATAGATATGCAAGACAAGCTTTCTAAAAAGTACGGTACTTTTGATATTAATGTTACAGATGGTACTATTAATAAAAAAGAAAATGAAAAATAACATTATTAGAAAAATTACCATAGGTAAAGACTATAAAAACGATGCCATGCATTATGCTGTAGGTCAAGAGGTTTATGGAGGTCATGAAATTTGTGATATAATAGAAGAAGAAGATAAGTACTGTATTTATATTAGAAAAGACAACGTAGTGATACCTTGGAAAGATTTTAATAAGAATATGGCTATATCAGTCGAGTATAACTTAGAATATTAATGAATGCTTACAAAGATTTTATTATCAGCCCTATTGGTGATCGCTATAATAACAGTGTACGAGTCGATAACAAAGAGTTAATACTAAACACTGAAATATTTAATCATCAATATATAAATAGACGCGCAAAAGTTATCGCTACTCCGCTATTATTTCAATCACCTGTAAATATAGGTGATGAAGTGATAGTACATCATAACGTATTTAGAAGATGGCATGATGTTAAAGGTAGAGAAAAAAATAGTAGATCGTACTGGAAAGAAAATAAATATATAATATCAGAAGATCAAATATATTTATATAATAATAAAGCTATGCCTGGTTATAGCTTTGTTAAACCATTAAAGTCTATTAGTAAATATAATTTAGAAAAAGAAAGGCCATTGATGGGTATTATAAAATATTCTGATGGAACTTTTAATAAGCAAGAGCTAGTTGGTTTTATGCCTAGTATGGAGTACGAGTTTATAGTTAATGGAGAAAGATTATATAGGGTTATGAATAAATTTATTACAATTAAATATGAATATCAAGGAAACGAAGAAGAATATAATCCAAGCTGGGCAAAAGGCAGTTGAAGAACTTATTAAAGTTGCCAAAGAACCTATAGTTGATAGTGACGATGATATATCAGCTGATAGATTAAAAAATGCCGCAGCTACAAAAAAGTTAGCTATATTCGATGCTTTTGAAATACTGAATCGTATAAATGAAGAAGAAAATATGCTTGAAGGTAAAGTTGAAGAAAAGAAAGAAGTTAAGTTTAAAGGTTTTGCAGAAGGTAGATCAAAATGAAATACGAACAAAGCTTATATAAAATAGTAGAGCCAATAAAGTCGAATACTATTAAAAGATTAAATAAAAGTAAAAAGTGGGAGTATGGATATAATAAAGAAAGCGATGTAGTTGTTATATCTAAAACTGGTACGATTGGTGAAGTTATAGAGATACAAGGTTTACAAATAGCATTACCTAAACAACCAAAAGAAATATATAGTTGCAGTAAAATAAAGTCAGAGCAAAAATGGAAACAGTTTCCAGCTAACCCTGCTTTTAAAAAAATTAAAACTGTATTTGATTGGCAAGATTATCCAGATGATTTTAAACAAGATCATTACGAATATATAGACGAAGAGTTTAAAAGAAGAGAAGAAGGTTTTTGGTTTATGAATAACGGTAAACCAACCTATATAACGGGAACACACTATATGTATTTACAATGGAGTAAAATTGATGTTGGTGCTCCTGATTTTAGAGAAGCAAACAGATTATTCTTTATATTCTGGGAAGCTTGTAAAGCAGATAAAAGAAGTTACGGAATGTGTTATTTAAAAAATAGACGTTCTGGTTTTTCTTTTATGAGTTCGGCTGAAACAGTTAATTTAGCAACGCTTGCTAGTGATAGTAGATTTGGTATACTATCAAAAACTGGAGCTGACGCAAAAAAAATGTTTACAGATAAAGTTGTACCAATAAGTCTCAACTATCCATTTTTCTTTAAACCAATACAAGATGGTATGGACCGGCCAAAGTCTGAACTCGCATATAGAGTGCCAGCTAAAAAGTTTACTCGTAAGAAGATACGTGAGCGTGAGGAAATGGATGATGTTGAAGGGCTAGATACAACTATAGATTGGAAAAATACAGGTGATAATAGTTATGATGGTGAAAAATTAAATTTATTAGTTCATGACGAAAGTGGTAAGTGGGAAAGACCTGATAATATAAAGAATAATTGGAGAGTTACAAAAACTTGCTTGCGATTAGGTAGTAGAATAGTTGGTAAGTGCATGATGGGAAGTACATCTAATGCTTTAGATAAGGGTGGTGATAATTTTAAAAACTTATATTATAATTCAGATGTTACAAAAAGAAATCGTAATGGACAGACTAAGTCAGGATTATATTCTTTGTTTATCCCTATGGAATGGAACTACGAAGGATTTATTGATGAATATGGACAACCTGTATTCAACAATCCTAAAGAAGAAAAATATGATCCACATGGATTAGAAATAGATCAAGGCGTTATAGATCATTGGGATAATGAAGCCGAAGGATTAAAAGACGATCAAGACGCTTTAAACGAATTTTATAGACAATTTCCTAGAACTGAAGAGCACGCATTTAGAGATGAAACTAAAAATAGTTTATTTAATCTTATAAAAATATATGAGCAAATAGACTATAATGAAGGTAACAGAAACTCTTCAGTAATAACAACTGGTAACTTTCAATGGGTGGCTGGAGTAAAAGACACTCAAGTAGTCTTTAATGCTGACCCTAATGGTAGATTTAAAGTTAGCTGGGTTCCTAATGGTAAATTACAAAATAACGTTATATTAAAAAACGGAGTAAAATACCCAGGTAACGAACATATGGGAGCGTTTGGTTGTGACTCGTACGATATATCAGGAACAGTTGATGGCACTGGATCGAAAGGAGCTTTGCATGGATTAACTAAGTTTTCAATGGAAGATGCTCCAGCTAACACATTCTTTTTAGAATATATAGCTAGACCACAAACGGCTGATATGTTTTTTGAAGATGTATTGATGGCGTTGGTTTTTTATGGCATGCCATTACTTGCTGAAAATAACAAGCCTAGATTATTATATTATTTGAGAAGAAGAGGTTATAGGAAGTTTAGTATAAATAGACCAGATAAAGTTTGGAATAAATTATCAGTTGCAGAAAAAGAAGTAGGTGGTATACCAAACTCTAGTGAAGATATAAAACAAGCTCATGCGGCCGCTATTGAAATGTATATCAATGACCACGTTGGTTTATTGCAAGATGGCACTTATGGGACAATGTACTTTAACGACACTTTAAATGATTGGTCTAGATTTGATATAAATAAAAGAACAAAACACGATGCTTCTATAAGTTCAGGCTTAGCAATAATGGCCTGCAATAGACATTTATACCGCCCAAACCCAAAAGTAGAAAAACAACCAGTTAATATTAATATACATAAGTATAATAATAAAGGATTTCAATCTAAAATAATAACAAACAAAATATGATTCAATCTCATGTAAACTTTCCATCACAAGCGGTAAGTGATTTAGAAAAGCTATCTGAAAAGTATGGGTTAGACGTAGCTAAAGCTATAAGGCAAGAATGGTTTAATGGCGCTACTTCTAAATTTGACGGTAATATAAATAATTTTCATCAACTAAGATTATACGCTAGAGGAGAGCAATCAATACAAAAATATAAAAATGAATTATCTATAAACGGTGATTTGTCGTATCTTAATTTAGATTGGAAGCCAGTGCCAATTATTCCTAAATTTGTAGATATAGTTGTAAACGGAATGTCGCAAAGAAACTACGAAATAAACGCTTATTCACAAGATCAGTTTGGTATAAGTAAAAGAACTGAATACATGGAGTCTATACTTAGAGATATGAGAGCTAAAGAGTATACGCATTTAGTACAAGAGCAATTTGGTATTGATATATCAGAAAATCCTCCAGAATCACTTCCTGATTCAGAAGAAGAGCTAGCATTACACATGCAGCTTAATTATAAGCAAGCAGTAGAACTAGCAGAAGAGCAGGCTATTAATGTGTTAATGGATAACAGCGATTATGATTTAACTAGACGAAGAGTTTTATATGATTTAACTGTATTAGGTATAGGTGCAACAAAAACTACTTTTGATTTTACAGAAGGCGTTAAAATAAAGTATGTTGATCCAGCTAATTTAATTTATTCTCATACAGAATCACCATACTTTGATGACGTGTATTATGTTGGTGAAGTTAAAATTGTTCCTATAAACGAACTAGTAAAAGAATTTCCTGATTTAACTGAAGAAGAAATAAAAGATATAGTAGATAATTCGGGCTACACGTCTTATAGACACTCACATTATAGAAGAGAGTTAGACAAAAACCAAGTAGAAGTTTTATACTTTAATTATAAAACACACATGAATGATGTTTATAAGTTAAAAAAATTAGGTAGTGGCGCTGAAAAAGTAATTGAAAAAGACGATACATTTGATCCGCCTGTAGAAAGTATGGGTGGCGATTTTAGCAAATTAGAAAGAACCGTAGAGGTTTTATATGAAGGAGTTTATTTAATAGGCGCTGACAAGTTGCTAAAATGGAAAATGGCCGACAATATGATGCGTTCAGATTCTGACTTTGGTAGCGTTAAAATGAATTATCAAATTGTTGCTCCTAGAATGTATCAAGGAAGAATTGAATCTGTAGTTAGTAGAATAACAGGTTTTGCAGATATGATACAATTAACTCATTTAAAGTTACAACAAGTTATGTCTCGTATGGTGCCTGATGGTGTTTACTTAGACGTAGATGGTTTAGCAGAGGTTGATCTTGGTAATGGAACAAACTACAATCCACAAGAAGCTTTAAATATGTTTTTTCAAACTGGTAGTGTTGTTGGTAGAAGCTTCACTAGTGAGGGTGATGGTAATCCTGGTAAAATTCCAATACAGCAAATAAACAATGGAGTAAATGGTGGTAAAATACAAAGTTTAATTCAAACTTATAATTACTACTTACAAATGATAAGAGATACGACGGGATTAAATGAGGCTAGAGACGCTGCTACTCCAGATAAAAATGCATTAGTTGGTGTTCAAAAATTAGCTGCTGCAAATTCAAATACAGCAACTAGGCATATACTACAAGCAATGTTATTTTTAACAGCTGAGGTTGCTGAATGTTTGTCTTTACGAATATCTGATATAGTAGAATATTCACCAACTAAAAACGCTTTTATACAAGCTATAGGCGCTCATAACGTTGCTACATTAGAAGAAATGTCTAATTTACATCTTCATGATTTTGGTATATTTATAGAGCTGTTGCCAGATGAAGAAGAAAAACAATTACTTGAAAATAACATACAGGTCGCATTAGGTCAACAAATGCTTGATTTAGACGATGCTATTGATTTACGTAATGTGAGAAATATAAAGCTTGCTAATCAATTGCTAAAAGTTAAAAGAAAGGCTAAAGCCGAAAGAGATCAAGCAATGCAGCAACAGAATATGCAGGCTCAGGCTCAAGCCAACGCTCAACAACAGCAAGCAGCAGCTCAAGCAGAGATACAAAAAGCTCAAGGCAAAACTCAAGCTGAATCCCAACTAGAGCAAACTAGAAATCAATTAAAAATACAATACTTACAAGCGGAGATACAAGCTAAAAAAGAATTAATGCAATATGAGTTCGAGTTAAACTCTCAGTTAGAAAGTATGAAAAAAGAAACTGATAACGAGAAAGAAAATAAAAGAGAAGATAGAAAAGATGCAAGAGTTGATAGACAAGCTAAACATCAAATGAATATGATAGAGCAAAGAAAACAGGGTGATACTACTAAAAAGTTTGAATCATCAGGTAATGATATACTTAGTGGGGATGCAGGCATGAGAAGGTTTGGTCTCTAATTTTTAATATTTTATAAAATTTTATTATGGAAGAAAATAACAAAGAGGTTGTTGAAGAGACAACTGAAAAGGTTGTTGAAAAAAAAGAACAACCAAGAGATGAAAAAGGCAAGTTCACATCAAAGAAAAAAATTAAAGATGATGGAGTTGTTAAAGTAGACTTAAGTAAACCACCTCCAACAAAAGAAGAGGTAGTTGAAGAAAAAGAAAACGTAGTTAAAGAATCAAAAACTGAAACACCAAAAGTTGAAGTTCCAGAAACTAAAGAACAAGAAGTTGTAGAAGAAATTCCAGTAATGGAAGAAATTACACAAGAAGAAAAGGTAGAAGAAATAAAAGAAGTTGCTAAAGAAGCAATTGAAAATATGGAAACTACCGGAAAACCGTTGCCAGAAAATATACAGAAATTAGTAAAATTTATGGACGAAACTGGTGGTGATTTAAACGACTATGTACAATTAAATAGAGACGTTGAAAAAATGGACGACTCTGACGTATTAGACGAATATTATAAGCAAACAAAATCTCATTTATCACCAGAAGAAAGATCTTTTCTATTAGAAGATAATTATGGTATAGATGAAGAGTTAGATGATGAGAAAACAATACGTAAAAAGAAAATAGCCCTTAAAGAGCAAGTTGCCGAGGCTAGAGCCCACTTAGACAGGCAAAAGTCTAAATATTATGAAGATATCAAAGCTGGAAGTAAACTTACAGAAGAACAACAAAAAGCTATTGATTTCTTCAATCGATCTGAAGAGCAGAAAAAGCAAACAGAGGCAAGTAAAAGAACATTTTTAAATAAAACTGATAGTTTCTTTGGACAAGATTTCAAAGGTTTTGAATATAATGTCGGGGACAAACGTTATAGGTTTAATGTTAAAGATGTTGATAAAGTTAAAACAACCCAAAGTGATATCAATAATTTTGTTAGTAAGTTTACTAATAAAGACAATTCAACTATTGAAGACGCAGCTGGTTATCATAAATCATTATTTACTGCCATGAATCCTGATGCTATAGCTAAACATTTTTACGAGCAAGGTAGAGCTGATGCAATAAAAGATAGAGTTGCTAAAGATAAAAATATTAATTTAGAACCTAGAAAAATGCATAATGAATACGAGGCTGGTGGATTAAAAGTTAAAGTATTAGGTCAATCTTCTTCTGATATTAAAAACAGATCATTTAAAATTAGAAAGAAAAATTAACTTAAAAATTTATAATTATGGCAATAACTGCAGGAGGTAATTTGAATAGCACGCCGTCGCCAATACAGCAAACGCTTGCTTCAAATTACTTAGATTTCAACCAAAGTGGTGGTTGGGCTCAACAATATTTACCAGACCTTATGGAACAAGAGGCTGAAGTTTTCGGACCGAGAACTATATCAGGATTTCTTGAAAAAGTAGGGGCTGAAGAGGCTATGACTTCTGACCAAGTCATTTGGTCTGAACAAGGTAGACTACATTTATCTTACAAAGGTAATATGTCTAGTAATGATGTTTTTACATGCGAATCCGACATTGACGGTAATGCAATAACAACTACTCATGGTATTAGACTTAATGATACTGTTTTAATAGCAAATACAAATGGTATTTTTAAAGCTGTTGTTACTTCTATTACTGGAGCTGCTTGCACAGTAGCTACTTATGATGGTACTCAAGTAGATCAGCTTACAGCTACTAAAGCTACAACTATATTAGTTTATGGATCTGAATTTTCTAAAGGAACAGGTTACTATAGTAACTCTGCTGCTGCTACAAATTTAGAAAGTAGAGGATCTAATGAACCTTCTTTCAAAACTTTTTCTAACAAACCAATTATATTAAAAGACTTTTATGAAGTATCAGGTTCTGATGTTTCAAGAATTGGTTGGGTTGAAATAACTGGCGAAGAAGGTCAATCAGGTTATTTATGGTACTTAAAAGCTGAAGCTGATACAAGAGCAAGATTCAATGATTACTTAGAAATGGCAATGATTGAAGGTGTAATTGGTTCTGATGGTGCTAATAACTATGGTGCTGGTTTATCAGGGGGTACTAACAGTGCTGATGCATTTATCGCTGATAACGCAGATGCTGTAGGTACTGAAGGTTTATTTGCTGCTATCGAAGATAGAGGTAATATGACTTCTGGCGTAACAGGTGTTAACGCTGCTACTGATTTAGCAGAGTTTGACGCTATTTTAGCTGAGTTTGATAAGCAAGGTGCTATTGAAGAATACATGATGTTTGTAAACAGAGCTACTAGTTTAGCTATGGACGACATGCTAGCTTCAATGAACTCTTACGGAGCTGGAGGTACTTCTTACGGAGTATTTGACAACGACGAAGACATGGCGTTAAATTTAGGTTTTTCAGGATTTAGAAGAGGTTCTTATGACTTCTATAAGTCTGACTTTAGATATTTAAACGATCTAGCTACAAGAGGTGGTATTAATGCTGCTAACGCTGCTAATGCAATTAGAGGTGTTATGATTCCAGCTGGTACTTCTACTGTATACGATCAACAAATGGGTAAAAACCTAAAACGACCGTTCTTACACGTGAGATTTAGAGCTTCTCAAACAGATAATAGAAAAATGAAAACTTGGACCACTGGTTCAGTTGGAGCTTCTACTACTGCTTTAGATGCAATGCAAATACATATGTTATCAGAAAGATGTTTAATCACTCAAGGTGCAAACAACTTTATGTTGATGAACTAGTATTTATTTTAATAGGGGCAGCTTTTTGCTGCCTCTATTTTTATTAATTTTTTATTATATTATATTATGGCAAAGAAAAAAACAACAATTAAGGTTGAAGAACCTATAGTTGAAGAAACAGTAGCTGTTGAAAAACAGCCGGTTGTAGAAGAACAACCTAAGGTTAAAGCTCCTGAAATAAAAGCTAAACCAAGAAACACTTGGGAAATAAAAGATAGAGTATATTATTTAAAAAGTAAGAAAAAACCTTTATCAAGAATGATAAAATCAGCTAATATATTTTGGTTTGATGAGGAAAAAGGTTATGAAAGAGAACTTAAATATTGTCAAAATCAAAAAACTCCTTTTGTTGATGAAATGAAAGGTGATCAAAGATTAGAGCATATTGTTTTTAGAAACGGAGCATTATACGTTCCTAAGCAACAAACAACTTTACAAAAGTTATTATCACTTTACCATCCTCATAAGGATCAAATATATTACGAATATAAACCTATTGAGGTAGCAGAAAATCAATTAGATTGGTTAGAGTTTGAAGTTGAGGCTTTGAGTTTAGCTAAAGGATTAGATATAGAAATTGCTGAAGCTATAATGAGAGTTGAAATTGGGTCTGACGTTAATAGTTTAAGTTCTAAAGAATTAAAAAGAGATTTGTTATTATTTGCTAAAAGAAATCCTAAATTATTTATAGAATTAGTTAGTGATGACAACGTTCAACTTAGAAACTTTGGTATCAAAGCTGTTGAAGCTGGAATATTAAAACTATCACAAGATCAGAGATACTTTATGTGGGGATCAACTGATAGAAAGTTAATGACGATTCCTTTTGAAGAGCATCCATACTCAGCTTTAGCTGCTTGGTTTAAAACTGATGAAGGTATGGAAATATATTCAAATATAGAAAAAAGAATGAAATAACATTTTTTTAATTAATATTAATAGCCACTCATTACGGGTGGCTATTTTTATTTAGGGGCTAACCTTCCACTTTATTATGTAACTATATAATAGTAAAATAAAACAAAATGGCAGTAAATATAAACAGCGTATATCAAAAAGTTTTAGCCTTGCTTAATAAAGAGCAAAGAGGTTATTTAACACCACAAGAATTTAATCTATTAGCAGATAGAGCTCAAAATGAAATATATGAAGCTTACTTTCACAAATCTAGAAACTCTAGCGCTAAACCAAAAGATGATGATACACATACAGATACTTTAGAAATGCTAGAAGCTAAATTATCTCCTTTCTTAAAATCAGAAACAAACACTAACATTTCTAGTGGTATAATGACACTTCCAACAGATTTGTATAAATTAGATATTGTAAAAGTAGGAATTAATCTTGCTACAGAGGTAAATAAAAAAGAAGAACATTATATTACTTCTCTTGGTGAAACTGGATCAGTATTATATCCTAAAACGTCAAGACCTATATTTACTAGAGTTTCATCTACAACAATTAGAATAACGCCAGATCCAGGTAATAGCACTAGCTGCACTGTTACTTATTATAAAAAGCCAACGGCTCCAAATTGGACCTACGTAATTGTTGCTGAAAAGGCTCTTTATAACTCAGGGGCTAGTGACGCTCAAAATTTTGAATTACTAGAAGTTGAAGAAGAGCCATTAGTTTCAAAAATATTAATGTTATCTGGCGTTGTAACAAAACAGCAAGACATAGGTCAAGTTGGGGCAAACGCTATACAAATGACTAACCAAGAACAAAATAGTTAATTATGGGATTACTAGGATCAACAACTCAAGCTGCATATTATCAAGGTAGCGATTTTGGTACATATCAATTCGTAAGTCTTGATAGTATTATAAATAACTTTATGTATATTTACGTAGGTGAAAATAAAATAATAACTAAAGTAAATAGAACTGATGTTCAATTTCATGCTATGCGAGCATTACAAGAGTTATCATATGATGTTTTACGTTCTTTTAAATCACAAGAAATAGAGGTACCTAACACGCTTAAGATGGTATTACCTCACGATTACGTTAATTATATTAAACTATCTGCATTAGGAAGTGATGGTACTGAAAGAGTTTTATATCCAACTAGTAAAACTTGTAATCCATTTGCTATAACTCAAACGGCTGATGGAACTTATACTACAGATCCTACTAGTCAAAAAAGAAAATACGAAATGAGAGTTCCTGGTAATTTAGTTGAAACAAATCCAGATGGCTCTACAGAGACTACATTAGCTGGAGCTAGAATTGCAGACGGAGATTATTTAAGTTTATCTTATTTAGATGAAGCAGGGGCAGAGCAAAATATGTTTTTTATATTTAATTCTGACGGCGATATTAATGATGGAGCTAATCCTGCAGGTAGTTTACCAGGCCCTCGTTTTGAAGTTGCGTACACTACTAGTATGAATAGAGGGCAATTATTAAATGCTTTAAAAACAGCTATAGATACTAGTAAAAGATTTACAACAGAAATAGTTGGTGATCTTTTAACTATTGTTAATAAGTTTGATGGAGGTACTGAGCCGGCTTTTTACGTTCCAGGCGGACCAAATCAGCAAATAGGATTTTTTCCAGCTTCAATGGCTATTGGCACAGTATCGTCTACACATATAACGTCACCCGAAGCTTTAATTGCTACTTCAACCGCTGATAACAACTCATGGGCATTTTCAAATGCTTCAGGAGATTCATCAACATTTAGTTTAGTGGAGCAAGTACCTAGCAACACGTTAGATAATTATTCTGATACTACGCAATCAGATCCTGACTCTGATGATTCTACGGATATAGAAATAGATTATAGAGGTAGAAGATATGGATTAGACCCACAGTACGCACAGTCTAATGGCACTTTTTATATAGATAATCTTAGAGGTTATATACACTTTGGATCCTCATTGGCTGGTGATACTATAATATTAAAATATGTAAGTGATGGTTTAGGTACAGACTCAGAAATGGTTATACATAAATTTTGTGAAGAAGCTTGTTATAAGTGGATTATGTACGGCATACTATCTGGAAGGTCTAATATACCTGAATATTTAGTTCAAAGATTTAAAAAAGAAAAGTTTGCTGAAACTAGAAAAGCAAAAATAAGATTATCAAATATTAAAATTGAAGAATTTACTCAAGTGCTAAAAGGCATGAGTAAGCAAATTAAATAGCTATGCCAGAGATTAAACGTAATTTTTCAAAAGCTAAAATGAACAAAGATCTCGATGAGAGAATTGTTCCCAATGGTGAATATAGAGATGCTATGAATATTCAGATATCAACGTCTGATGCTGACGCTAACACTGGCGTGGGTAATGTTGGTGTTGTACAGAATTTACAAGGAAACGAAGAGGTTACTGAAACTACTACCACAACTTTTCAATCTATAGCTGGTATTAATATACAAGTAGCACCAATAAAATCTAAAATTATAGCTAGCATTGCAGATGAAGGTAATAATAAAACATACTATTTTACAGCATCCCCAGTTCCTATTAATGGTATACTAAATGGTATTTCTCCTGATCATATAACCGAAGAAATACATTGGGTTGATAGCATAACTGAAGTTGGCGTTGAAGGAGCAAATGAAGATTTAACTAGAAAGTTTATTTTTATAGATAAGTTTGCTGTTACAGATACAGCAGCTAATGTTTTTGGAAGTAATCCAATACCTGATGGTAGTAGCGACATTACCTCTCTAACAGTAGCCGACGCATCTAAATATAGGGTTGGCATGGAAATATATGGCCAACAACCTGATGATTCACAACCTACAGATTGTAGAAAAATAACAAAAATAGATACTACTAGTAATATATTATATTTATCTAATTCAACTAATTTTAATTTTACAAACGCGGCTTTAAAGTTTATTTACCCTCAAAGAGTTTTAGAGTTTGATTATTATAAAGGGGATTCTTTTGAATCTATAAATTTAATACCGTCTGCGTCTATAAATATTTTAGATAATTTATTAATGTGGTCAGATGGAAAACATGAGCCTAAAAAAATAAATATAGACAGATGCGAGGCTGGGACTAATATAAGTGGAACGATTAATGATGGTAAGACTCATACTAAATTGTTTGTAGAACATCCTGTTAGCAAACAACTTGTTGATGTGGCAGATGTAGAAAATTTACAAATTACACCTGATAATATTGTTAATATAAGTTCTGATATAAAATTAGAAAATATTACTACAATAAAAAAAGCCCCACACTTACCACCTGAAATTGAAATGAAAGTTTCTGAAAGAGAACCAGCATTAATAGAGTTTCCACTTACAGGTTATAATTTTTTTGAAGGAGATGAAGTAATACAAGCGGGTGATGAAGTAATTGTGCCTTTTCCATCTGCTGTTGATTATAAAAGAGGCGATATTTTTACTTTTAACGCAACTAACGTTAATGATCCAATCGCTATAAGAGGTGAAGTTGTATCTGACAGTGGTAACGATGCTACAATTAAAATAATATTTGCTGATAGGGACTTGAATGAACAAGATAATCCTAGTAATTGGAATGTTGTTTTAGAAATAAAAAGACCTTTGTTTGAATCAAAGTTTGGTAGATTTGGTTATAGATATAAATACGAAGATAATGAGTGCTCTACTTTTTCTCCTTGGTCCGAACTAGCGTTTTTACCTGGTGACTTTGACTATGCACCTCAAAAAGGTTTTAATGAAGGCATGGCTAATACAGCTAGAAAAATAGTTGTTAAAAATTTTATACCTAATACTTATGTTAGACCGCTAGATGTTAAGGCTATAGATATATTATGGAAAACTACAGATAATGCTAATGTATATATTGTTAAAACTTTAAAAAGAGGAATAGATGCTTTTGAGTGGGGAGACATTTCTTTTGATCCATTGTCAGCAACGGGTGAGCTTACTATAACATCAGAAATGATATACAAAGTTGTAGAAGCTAATCAATTACTTAGAGCTTGGGATAACGTTCCTAGGTATGCTAGAGCTCAAGGTATATCAGGTAATAGAATTTTATACGGAAACTATACACAGGGTTATAATATAAGTCAAACTATAGGATTAAAACCATCTATTTCATCAGAAGTAGTATCTTTCCCAAGGCCAAAAAAATCTATAAAATCTATTAGAGATTACCAACTTGGCGTAGTTATTGGTGATAAATTTGGTAGAGAAACGCCTGTTATATCAAGTGGTTATGATAAAGATAATGAACAATTTGGAGTTGATAGAGTTCCTAGCACTATTAAAGTTGAAAAAAGTTTATCTAAATTTTCTAATAAATTTATGGTAGAACCAGAGTGGGAGCAAACAAATACAAACGGTGGTAGCAATTATACTACGCCTTCTGACTGGATGTCATACGTTAAATACTATGTAAAAGAAACCTCTAACGAATATTATAATTTAGTATTAGACAGGTGGTATGACGCTGGCGATGAGAACGTTTGGCTTGCTTTTAATTCTGCTGATAGAAATAAAGTACAAGAAAATGATTATTTAATATTAAAAAATGAACATGGCGCACAAAAAGCTATTGATGAAGAAGCTAGATACAAAATAATAGCTATAGAAAATGAAGCTCCAGAGTATATAAAAAAAGAACACAAAGACTTTCCGTTAGAAGTAATGGCCCCTAAGCACGTGTTTGGTGGAGCCGCATTTGATAACAATGGCAACTACACTCAAGATGACGCAGAGCCTAATAATATAATAGTGGACGGTGACCCTTCTTCAGAAAGTGGTTTTGATAGAATTTTATTAGAATCAGCTGAACCTGATGGAGATGGTAATACTGATTATTTAGATGGATTAGATTTTGAAGGAGATGCATTATTAAGAATAGTTGGTAAATACAAAGACACTGACGGTACTTTCTACCACGCACATAGCCCTTTTAGAAAAATTACTAGAGTTATAAAAGGTGGAGCTAATGGTGGTGAATATGGATTTGGTATTAGAGATCCATTTGTTTTGTCAGATGTATTTATGTATAACAAAATACAACAGCAGTTACCTGATGCTAGCACAATAGGTACAGCAATTGAGTCTGTTAATAATTATGCAGATGGTGAAGATAGTAAGCTAACTTACAACATTCAACTTAGAGATCAAGTTATTAAAAACAAACCAGAATTTGATGGTAAGTTTTTTGTAAAAATATCTAGGGACGGCGTTTTAGAAAATAGAGTATTGGGAGATTCTTTAGGAGAATGGCAAGTTGAGGGCTCTTACCAAATAGCACACATAGCTAGTAAAGCGCAAAATCCAGCTTATGATGACAATATTTACGCGGCTGAAATGGATTATGAAGCTTCCAATTGGGACGATTACGTAGATATTAATGGTGATCCTGATGCTTTAGGTGATTTTACTAATGCCAACATAGAAAGTACTTTTGGTACATATTCAGGAGATGGAAGTAATTCTGAAACGACACAAAATTTTTGGACATCATGGAAAAATAATCCTGATAGAACCGCTGATATATTTCTTGATTCAGCAAGAGCGCGTAAAGGTTTTGGTTTAAATGATAACGGAGGTAATGAAATTTTTAGTGCAGCTTTTCAAGGAACAATAATTGATGATGACGACGATGGTGATCCAGATGTGCAAGACGATGGTATAATTAACTGCGATCATAAAGCTTTTACAAATGGCGGCTTTGATGCAAATTATACTGATGCTCAAATGATATTATCTGTTATAGGCGCAGATGGATTTAACGGTTCTAATTCTTACTTTAAAACCAAGATGCAGCAAGAAGGGACTAGATTTAGATTTGCAGAAGATCCTAATCAAGAAGTTTATGAAGTTTTTATAGGGGATCAATTTAATCCTTTAGCGGATCCTCCAAATTCTACTTCAGTTTCAGAAAACATAACAATAGAAAGTAGAAATTTTTCAAACTGGGAAGGAGTTGATAATGATTTAAAATATAGAACTTCAATAGTAGTTAGATTTAGACGTTTAGATTCTCAACTAAACAGACTTAACGAAGGTGTAAATAGAGGAATTTGGGATCCTTTAGGTGTTATAAAACACAATGGTCTTGGCAGTATAACTATTGAGTTTGTAAAAAGAGTATCAGCACAAAGTATCAATGAAGATTCTATTAGATCAAGTGCGGCGATTTTTGAAACAGAACCTAAAGAAGACTTAGGGTTAGATATATATTATGAGGCTAGTAGAGCTATACCTTTAAGATTAGACGAAAAAAATATTGTAGACTACGTAGGAGCTTATAACTCTAAAGAAAAATCAGCTAAGTTTGGGGCTAATTTAAAAACACCTACTGGGCCATCTGTTAATTTAACAGGCGAACCTTATGTACATAGCGCGGCGCAAAAAGCTATTACAGTTAAAAGAACAGTTAATGGATCTGATGTAAATCTTACGCCTATTATTAGTGGTAGCGATGTTGAATCTCCCGCTCTTTTAGACTATGTATCATTTACGCATAATAATGGCCTAGTAACTAGGTCTAGGATTATGAACCATGCTAAAATAGATAATTCTTCAATTGCTCCAACACCAGTGCTTTCTGATCGGTATTTTTTTGTTTGCTCAACTGGCAACCAAACGCTTTTAACACCTACAACAACTACTGACGCTAATCTTGTAACAGCTGGAATGGAGGTGCAAGGTACCTTTATAGCTCCCGGAACTTTTGTCACGCAAGTGGCTATTGTTAATAATAATTATGTTTTTAGTTTAAACAAATCTTTAACACAAAATACTAATAACTCTTATTTTTACACATTTCAAGAAGTAACAGGTACTTTTATTATAGATGCAAATGTTTATGAACTACCTGTTAATTTAGCATGGAATAATTGTTATTCGTTTGGTAATGGTGTGGAATCAGATAGAATAAGAGATGATTTTAATGCTCCTCAAATAGATAATGGTATAAAAGCTTCATCTGTATTTTTAGAGTATGGACAAGAAGAAAAGACAAGTAGTATAATATATTCAGGAATATATAACTCAACATCAAGCACAAATAGCTTAAATCAGTTCAATATGGCTGAAAAAATAACTAAAGATTTAAATACTACTTACGGTTCTATACAAGCTATAAAAGCTAGAGATAATGATGTTGTAGTTTTTACTGAAGACAAAGTGTTAAAGGTAATGTCAAGTGGTAAAGACGTTTTATTTAACGCTGGAGGTAATGCGCAGCTAACATCTACTAATAGAGTTTTAGGAACTTCGACTCCGTTTGCAGGTGATTATGGTATATCAAAAAATCCTGAGTCTTTAGCTACCGACGCTTACAGAATGTATTTTACTGACAAGCAAAGAGGCGCTGTTTTAAGACTGTCTGGTAATGGAATTACACCTATATCAGATGTTGGTATGAAAGGATATTTTAGAGAAAAACTAAAATACTATACTAATATTTTAGGTACGTTTGATGGTATTAATGATGAGTATAATTTAACATTGCTATCCTGGTCAAAGTTTCCTACGTTATCTGTTGATAAAACTATTTCTTTTAATGAAAAATCAAAAGGCTGGGTAAGTTTTAAATCTTTTATTCCAACATCTGGTGTTAGTGTGGTAGACAGATATTATACTACTAATGAAAATAAAATATATAAACACTATGTTGGTAAAACATCTGAAGGTGATAATAATCATAATGTTTTTTATGGAGCATATACATCTTCTACTGTAGACGTATTATTTAATGAATCTCCTAGCTCAATGAAGTCTTTTTCAGCCATTAATTATGAAGGAACTCAATCTAGAGTTTTAACAAATGTGCAAGATGGCCAATTTTATAATATAAGTTCAAAAAGTGGGTGGAGCGTAGTAAGTATAGATACTGGTTTACAAAAAGGTCAAATTTCTGAGTTTATAGAAAAAGAAGGCAAATGGTTTAATTACATTAAAGGAAATAATAAAGAAATTTCAGTCGGAATAAATGCGCAAAGAGATATTGATACAGGTGGTTTTAATGTACAAGGTTTAGGTCCTATATTAGCAGAACCTGAATCACTTGGGTTTACACCTCAACTAGAAACAACAGCTCAAGCTACAGATGCTGATGGTAATACTTACGAACAAACACCAGAATAATTATGGCAATAAATTTTACAGTATCAACTTTTACTTTCGCAGAAGATCCTGACGCTAGCGTTATGGGTCAAAATATGATTAGTGGTGGTAGTTTTACTATTACTCCTAATGATGGGTTTACAGTATCTGCTTTGGATTTTTCTGCGCCTGGAACTTTACCTGGTCAGTTCTCTAGTATAACTTTTGCTGACACGGCGGTTGCTGGCGAAATAAATAATACAGTTACGGTGTCATTTGTGTTTTCTATTTTATTTGAAATGTCAGAGGCGCTGAATACTATAAATGTTCCTTTTACAGGTCATGCGCGGCCAGTTCCAAATAAAAGATACATAGATTTTAGGATAGATTTTATAGACGATACATCTGTAAATTTAAATGGTAGTTCTGTGGTGTCTAGCTTTGGATCAGCGGTGACTCAATCGGGGCCAACTGGTAGCACTACTGTTACCACAAGTTTGTCTGCGTCAAATGTAACGGCTGATTTTTTAGCCCAAATTGGAACTTTAGTAGTAACAGCTGATGATTCCCCTGATATATGTAACTTTATAAATCCACCTACTATTGAATTAGTAAATATGCCTGAGGGTACTGTATCTTTATTGCTAGATTCTATAACTAGAAGAGATGGGGAAACTGATACGGTAAAAGTTTGGAATTATAAAATAATGTTTGTAAGTGAGTTTAGTTTAACTTCTAATGCTCAAGTTATAATTAATTACGCTGCAATAGCTGATAAAACAACTAATGAGATAAGCCAAATTATTGTTGGCCCTACCGACGTTGCAATGGTTGGCGGTAATAAAAAAATACAAATATATGGAGATGTTGGTGCTGAGTTTGATTTAACACTATTTAAAAATAGTGATAATACATCTATAATAGATACTAGCATAACAAACGTAGATATTTTAGATAGGGATGCTGGTGTAATTAGAGGAATTAATAAAACTTTATCAGGATTAACAGCTAAATCACCTTATTCTACTTTTGAGTTTACACAAGAGTTTCCTTCTACTTCATCTAACGAGTCTTATAATTTAAATATTTATCCTGGTAGAAACACTATTTTAAATTCTAATATAACGCAGCCGCCATCTTCACAAATAGTTTTTAATCAACATATAATGCCTACGATAACAATTAATACTAATGCTGGAACAAACTACGAAGTAACATCAGCGACTCCCGTGGTGTATAAAGGAATCGCTAACAAAAGTATTGATAAATTAAAAAACATTGGAAAACTAAGAGAAAGAATTAAGTTTACTTATGTTTATACTAAAACTTCAGGAACTAAATTTACAACAGCTGCTACTCCTACGTGGTCAATGACTGATGCTAGTTCTAATTGGGATCAGAGCACAACTAATCATGGTAATATAATATCAATAAATAATGTGTTAGTAAAAAAGAATAATGAAACAACGCCAACGGTAATAACCGTGACTGGATATATATTATTAAATAAATTTGGCACAGCAGATGTTACGTTTACTTTGGACTCATCAGATTTTTTATCAATAGACGGAGCAGCACTTACAACCCCTTAAATAAATAATTATGGCTACATGGATAATACAAGTACCTAGAGAACAATATACTTCATTGCAAATTGGAGATTTCATTTGTTATATTGATACATATACTTCAGTAAATTATGAATCTACCGCTACTGTTGATAGTGATGGCAACTATAGCCAAACTCCAGACTCTACATTGCCATTTTTTACAGTTGGCCAAGGTGGAACATTACAAAAATTAGGAACGTTAAGCGCTATAAACAACACAACTTCTTTAGACGATGGGACAGAAACAACAACTTTAACAATGCAAACAAATGTGTTAAATTACAGCACCATTCTACCAGAAGTAGGTTCTTTTGCATTTTTTGTAAAAGACGATGAGGCTAATATAGCATCGTTGTTAGGTTACTTTGCTAAAGTACAATTAAAGAATAATTCAAAAGAAAAAGCTGAGCTATTTACTATATCTGCAGAGATAAACGAAAGCAGTAAATAATAAGCAAAAAATGTAACTATATAATAGTAAAAAAGCAATTATGTCATATATTAAAAAAAATACAGAAAGTCCTTTAAAAATATTCAAAGCCATTGGTGGTTTAGTTGGTGGTATATATGGTGGTATACAAGCTGGTAAAGCCGCTAAAAAAGCAGATAGAGCCGCTAAAGAAGCAGCTGCTGAAAAAGAACGTATGAAAGATGTACTTTCAAACGTTGATACTAGCAACCCATTTGAAGGAATGAAAAATCAATTTTCTGGATTACAAAACCCATATTCAGGTTTAGAAAATACAATGGAAGACTTAACTGTTAATCAACAAGAAGCTGATTTTCAAGCTCAACAATTTGCGCAAAGTCAAGCTAATATAATGGAAGGATTAAGAGGGTCTGCTGGTAGTAGCGGTATAGCAGCATTAGCTCAGTCATTAGCAAAGCAAGGAGCTTTATCCGCTCAAAAATCTTCAGCTAGCATAGGTCAACAAGAAGCAGCTAATCAAGCAAAGGCTGCGGCTGAGGCTGGTAGATTACAATCGCAAGAAGCAAAAGGTGATTTCGATGTTGCTCAACAGATAGCTCAAGGTGCAGCAGATGTTGATACTAAAATTGCTCAAGGTGCGGCAGCTGCTCAACAAAGAGAATTAAATAAACAGCAAATGTTGTTTCAGGATGCTAGTCAAACTGCCCAAAGCGCCCAACAAGCAGCTGCAAACGCCCAAGCTCAAAAAGACCAAGCTTGGTCTGGAGCTATATCAAGTGGTATTAGTTTGCTTGGTGGACTATCTGATAGAAGATTAAAAAAGAATATTAAATTAATAGGTAAATCACCTAGTGGATTAAGAATATACGCATTTGAATATATTGATAAATTTTTTGGAGAACATATTTACCAAGGTGTAATGTCTGATGAAATACCTAACAGCGCTGTAATTAATAACGGAGGTTACGATAGAGTTGATTATTCTAAAATTGATGTTGAATTTAAAATATTATAATAATGGAAGAAGAATACGTGCCACAAAGTCAACAGCCAATAGAGCAAGTACAGCCACAAGCCGTACCTAGCCAGAACGAAATGTTTTTACAAGCAATGAACAGTGAGTTAAACAGAGATCCTAAGGTTACACCAGAAGAAAGAGAGGAGTTGACAAATTGGACTATGCAAAAAAAGGGAGAGTTTGCTAATGGTAACAAAAATGATCAAGCTAATGTACAGCAAGAAACTATAGAAAGAGCTCAAATGATGACTGTGCCAGAAGAGTTTAAAAAGAAGACAGCAGAAACATTAACTGACACG